GAGCTTTTGAAGCAAGTTCCGCGAAAGGCACGGCAGGCTGCTTTCCATAGCCAGCCCAGCACTAAGGAACGTGCACGCTATCTCCGGAAGGACCTGATCTCCGTACGGACAGCATTTGAGCTGTCCAGCGGGTCGATCGAGACCATATCCGGACCCAGAGACGCTGCGCGATGTGCTGCCTACCTTCGTTTCGTGTCCCTCCACGTGCTGGTCGGACTTCCATTTGTCAAGGAGTGTTCCCATCAATGGCGCCAAACGGCGCTCGACCACATGGACTCATCAGAGCCAATAAAGGTCGACCCGAGCAAGGGCATATTCGGTACAACCACTCCTTATCGCCTCTTCGAAGCATCCTCATACGGACGCGCAACCCTTCTTCCGGTGCATCACCTGAAGAAGAAGGCCATTGAAGAAAAGGTCCAATACTGGACATCAATGGGTGCGGTACCAATGAGGGGTCGAGAGGAGAACGATCTCTATGACTTTGCTTATCATGTCATGAAGATCGGACAAAAGAAGAAACCAGCGAATGTGGATCCCAACATAGCAGCCGAGCTAGGTCTTGACCTAGAGATCGGAGGGTATCCGACCTGCCCTGTGCCCGTAAGCACGGCATGTTGGGAAAGGAACGTGAAACAAGGAGGGACCAAAGCAGAACTTGCTGAACGCATTCAACGGCGGGGAGGCGGATCCGATACGCGCTCGGCTTACCAGTACACCGTAGACAGACTCAGTACGAGAATCCGTCGAGGGTGGAATGACCACTTCTTACCAGTGGCCATCGAAGAAACCGGTAAAATCCGAGTCGCGACCGTCCACTCTGCCACTGCAACTCACTTCGGAAGAGCCATATCTAGCGAGACGATCCCGCTACTTGCTCGCCTACATTGGTTCCGAGAGGGACTCACTGGTAAGTACACACCAGTAGTCCCCGGAGCAACGCTCAGGGAAAAGGTCGTTTGGGAGGAAAGAGAAACAGAACGCAACATGCGCCCCTATCTCAACCTTCCCTCACTTCCTCAGCCCGTCGTCGCGTTGTACAGCGCTGACTTAACAGCAGCCACGGAACTTATAGACTTCAAGCGAGCGCAGACCATCATGGCCGGAATTGCAGATGCACTCCTCTGGGATAAAGAGAAGAGAGCATCCGCCATGACTCTCGTCAGTGAGCAGATCCTTCACACTCCCGAAAAGACGTCTCCAGGCATTCGGACTACGAACTCAGTCCTACTTGGCCTTGGAGTGTCCTGGACCATCCTATCGATCTTGAACGCTTTTCACGCCTGGAACGGCGACTGGAAAGACAAAAGCTTCAAGGTGTGCGGTGATGACCTTTTCGGAGCCTGGACTGAAGCGCGAACGCAACAGTACATTGCTCGTACTCAGAACTCGGGACTCCGCATCAACCACAAGAAGTCGTTCCACCAGAACACCTGTGGGGTGTTCTGCGAACGGTTGGAACGAATCGATCGT